GCTCGACAGCGTCCTCAATGGCTAATTGAGATGAGACAGAAACACCGTATAAGTGTTCGAAGAGCTGACGCGTGTCTGAAGATGGACGGAACTCAGTAACGTTCACCACGTCAGGGAGATGCCGATGAAAGCCGTCCTGGACGAACCGTGGGTGAACATGAGAAGTGTGCTTGAGCGCATAGCGGGCGAAGGCGCCCACTATCGGGCACTGCGGTGTCTCATACGCAGTAGACAGGGCCTTCGCACGCAGCAGCTCGTCCATAATGCGCGGTCCCGCATTTATGAACGACTGAGTCCAGCCGAATCCCATGAGGAACCGACGCGACTCGCGAATGATCTCCCCAGAATCAGAGAAAACCATTCCGCAGAACGACGCCTCACAGGGGTCGGAAACTTCCTCAATCTTGATGGTGAACCCCAGCTTAGCATAATCAGCAGAGCAAAGTTCAACATCAGTGCAGAAGAGGCCATCATCACCCTCAACAAAACCGGCCAGATTACCACGCTTCTCAACTATGAGAAACTTAGCCAGCATGAGATTGGTGAAGCCATTGCCAAGTGACGTGCACATGTCGCCAGACATGCGACGTCCCTTAACCTCCGCCCTAACACCAGTACGGGTGCGCATGCGGTTGGTTCCCCGAATGACAGAGCACAGAAACTCAACATCCACATCGTCCTTGAGACAATGGCGATAGAGTTCGCATTCGCAAGCGTCAAGCACTTCGGGGGTGAAGTGGCTTTCGAAGGCAGTGAAATCAGTCTGGTAATAGCGTCTTCCAGCCTGCTTCAGGGCGGCAATCTTCGCGGGTCTGTCAGGCACAGGCACATGCTTGATGAACTCGGGAAGATTGTACACAGCCTCCTCGATGGCTTTAAACCTGGGCCCAGACCACGCCTTGAAGACGTCTGCACGACTATTGATCATGCGTGCATGCTTCCACGTGGGATAGAACTCAGACTTAACGAAGGTATCAATATGGGAGGCCTGGCGGCGGCTAGGACGCCCTCCACGAAGCGAATTGTGCGCCTCACGCAATTGATCCTTCCTCTGTTGGTTGTAGGAAGTTCC